TGGCGGCAGGATCCAACCAATTAAAGCAGAGAGTTGATTTCGCACCAGTTAAATCATCTAACAGATTATACATCGAATCTATCTTTTTGTTGGGCACAATTGAATTATATTTGCCAATAAAGTATGCCCTTATCTTTGATTCTTTTTTTATTTGTTTGAATACCAGGTGTCTTTCATCACCAGATTCAATGTTATCAATTAATTTTCGTTTATCGCAACCCCAATAAATGAAATGATATTGCCTATCCCAGTCATCAAACAAACGCATCGGCATATTCTCTTTAATGAAATGGTATTTCATGCCGTGTAAACCACCAGGTATATCCATCTCATCAAAAATTGAAAACTTGCCAATAGATTGGTCTTTAAATGTTCTTGTGCGATAGAGTTCTTCATTATCAGCACGGTCACTACGCATTAGAATGACATGTTTATTTGCCAGATGTTCACCAATTTGATGTATGAATTCATCTGACCTTTCTTTATGCCTTGGGTCAACATACCCCTTAATGTGTTGAAAAAATTCATTTTCACTAGGAATAATTACAACATCTGCATCAAGTATATCATCTAACTTCTTACGATTGGCTGCATTCCAACCAAAGTTACAAACTCCATAAGTGTGCTGTGAATTCTTAGAGATATACTCTTTGTATAACTCATAAAAGGAATCCATAATATCATGGAGTGGTTGTTTGTAATTTGTTCCGCTTCTGAGGCGTGTAATTGTTAGTTTCATTTTTTCTTATTGCGAACAATTTTTTTAATAATCTTATCTTGTTTTTTTCTTGCCATTTGTAATGCTACAGGACCAATATGGTCAATCATACGAATGCCATTCATGTGGTCAAGTTCATGTTGAAAACATCTAGCAGTTATACCTTCAAGTCTCATTTGTTTTAATTCACCCATTTCATTTGTAAACTCTACTTCGACCCAATCTGGTCTGTCTAGTTTAACATGAAGGCCTGGAAAAGAGAGGCAACCTTCTTCTACTTTAATTGTTGATGGTGCTTGCCCTATGATTCGTGGATTGATACATGCAATTTGAAAGTGGTCGGTACCAATAACAAATACTCGTTCAAATACACCACATTGATTGGCAGATAGACCAATACCACCATATAGTTTCATTGTCATCTTTAATCTTTTCACTAACATTTCCATTAGTGGATTTGGCAAATCAAATTTATATTCTGGTATTTGAACTTTCAACATTGGATGATTTTCATCATACAACGGCAAAGGTTCTACTCTGACCTGTTGTTCTGGCATTCCAATTGCCGCAACAGTATCAATTATTAATGTTTCACTCATTTCATTATCCTTGAAAAGTTTTTCTCTTTCACAAATCGAATAACATTTGCAAATTTATCTTGCAGTATATCACCTTTGTGTGAAATTACAAATAGGTTTACACCTTCTAACATATGTAGGATTTTCATTAGTTCTTCTGTGCCATTGGCATCTAGTGAAGAATCAAATGTTTCATCCAAAATTAATAAGTTTGTGTTTGATGAATTCTTTAACTTAGCAACAGCACGCCAAGTCAGCATCAATGCCATATCAATTCTTTGTTTCTCGCCTTCAGAAAAGTTATTGTATGTGAATTCATCACGGTGACGAGATTTGATTGTTTCTTTAAATGATTCGTCTAGGTTAAAGTTTACAAAGAAATCTAATGATGCCAAATATTTGTTCACCAATTTATTGATAACAGGTAGATACTGTTTAACAATCTTGGTTTTAATACCAGAATCTTTCAACAAGTTACCCGCAACTTCAAGGTATGTCTTGTCATCTATAAGCGCTCTTAAATTACTCTTTAACTCACTTAATGTATCGTTTAATAACTTTAATTCTTGTTCTTCTTTATCAGAAGCATCAGACTTAGATTTCAATTCATCAATTTGTTTTTGCAACCTTGCAATCAACTTATTAGTTTCTGTAATGGTTGTGTTCTTGGTTGCAATATCAATCTGTTTTGTTTGAATCTGTTTTTGAATCTCTGCAATTGAATTCAGTTTATTCTGTTCATCAATTAACTTTTGTTCAAGCTCGCTGAGACCATGCTTACATTTCTGTACCTTGTCGGAGAGACCGGTAAGTTCCGTTTCTTTAAACTCCATGGCAATGGCTTGCCTACAGGTTGGACAACTATCATTTGATTCAAAGAAATGTATATCTTTTCGAAATTTGGATAAGTTGCTTTCAATTTGCGATTCAAGTTTTCCAAGTTTCTTGACCTTATCCTCAATTTCAGTCTTACTAGTGACTTGTTCGGTGAGGTTCGATACATCTTGTGTAAGTCCACTAATTTCATCATGTAAGGTTTGTACCACACTCTGATTACTTTGTATCTCTTGAGCATACTCTGTCACCTTTACATCATTGTCTGTCTTTTGATTCTCAATGAATTGTTTCTTTAGGTCGTGTTTCTGTTGTGTCAGTTCAATTTCAGATTTTTTGTTAACCATCAAATCTTTATTGTTACTCAGTCTGTCTTTAACCAAACCATTCATTGTAGAGAAGATTTGAATATCAAGTAAGTCCTCGATAATCTCTCTGCGGTCTCCCGATTTGAGTTGCATGAAAGGAGTAAATGATGCAGAACCAAGAATAACAATCTGTGTAAAAGATTTGTAATTGAGTTTGAGAATAAACTTCTCAAGGTATTCTTGGTAGTCTCTTACGGCGGCATCTTGATTGACAAGTTCACCATTGCAATAAATTTCAAATACATTTGGTTTGATACCACGAATGATTTTATATGCTTTATTGCCAGTATCAAATTCAACCTCAACGACACAATCTTTATTGTTAATCGAATTTAATAATTGAGGTTTATTAATATCACGGAATGGTTTGCCAAATAAAGCAAAGCACAACGCATCAAGCATTGTGCTTTTTCCCGAACCGTTTTCACCTACAACTAATGTGTTAGTGTTACCCGACAGATTGATTTCTGTAAAGTAATTTCCGGTGCTTAGTAAATTTTTCCAACGAACATATCGAAATAGTATCATTCAGCCACTTCTGTATTCAATGCTTCAACATAAAGTTCACGCACTAATGTTTTAAGTTTTTCGGGTTCAACATCAAGTGTTAAATTGTCGATATACTTAGAAAGTATAGTTATAGTATCTTCTGCTTGGTTAATAATGTCTTGGTCTAAATCAACATTTACATCTGTAAAATCTTCAACAATCGACAAATCAGAAACACCTGCTTTATAAAGATTATCAATTACATGGTCGAACAAGAATGGATTTTGTTTGTTCAACACGACAACTTTAACATAACATTCTTTGAGTTTTGAAAAATCATATTCTTTCCAATCTTCAAAAGTTGTTTTGCCATCATCATATGTAATTTTATGAAACATTGAAAAGGAGTTTTTTACAAAATTCATTTCACGGGTTTCAGTATCAAAGATATGAAAACCTTTTGGGTCGTTCCAATCCGCCCATGTCATTTCATAGGGAGTGCCAACATAGGTAATATTACCATCTGTTGACTTATGATGAAAATGTCCTGTTAACACTACATCATACTTGGATAATGATTGTTTGTCAATACCACTTTCACAAATATTGCCTCTGTCCATTTCAAAACCGGCAATCTCAAAGTGTCCAAAACAAATTTGTGCCTTTGAATCTTTCATTCGGTTGAATATATCATCTACATTGTCATCACAAATCCAAGGCACAACATCAATTGATACACCATCAAATTCTACGGTATCAAATTCTTCATAGATTTCGATATTGTTATATTCATTTAATAATAGAGATGGTGAGTTTACTTCAAGTGTATTCTTATAGGCAACATCGTGATTGCCAATTAAAGTATGTAACTGAATACCTAATCGTTCACACTTTTCAAAAAAGTATTTGCGAGACAGATAAAGAGAATTAAAATTGATAAACTTTCGGCGGTCGAACAAGTCGCCCATCTGAAAGACTACCTTAATATCATTTTCAATTAGGTATGAAAAAAATACTTCATCATAAAATTTCTGGAAGTATTTGTGAAAATCTAAAGAATCACCTCGAGCACCGAAGTGAGTGTCACCCAAAATGCATAATTTCATATTAATTGGCTTTTGAAACCTTCTATTTCATCCTTGAGTTTAAGTTTTTTCTTTTTGAGAAAGGTAACTAATGCATCGTTACCATAATGTTTTTCTTCTTCTTTAATATCTTTATCTAAACCATCGTGCATTTCTTGGAGATGTTTTATATGATGCTCAATTTTTAATCTATCCATTATATCGCCTTTTTGAGAGGTTGTCAATAGTTATTCAGGTAATTGTTCTTCCATAAATTTTTCTAGGCCTTTGGTCTTGCCTTCTTTCTTCTTGCGTTTGTTTTCTTCAAAGTTAAAAATGAACTCGGAAATGTTATCATACAATTCAAACTGCCTCATATTTCCATTTTCATCTTCAAACATTTCATGTTCATCTAAGATGCCAAACTGTTCTGTTGCCTTGTATTTGACATAGAGTTGTTTCTTTTCTTTCATAATACGGCGTAAAAAGGCATAGTAAATAATCTGTGTGAAATAGGCAAATGGGTTTTTTGATTTGTCAGGATCAAAATTACGGAAATACATTAGGCAATTTTCAATACCATCTGAAATCATTTCATCTCGGAAAGAATATGATATGAAGTTGGGTTTGCGTGACAGATGGTCAGCAATTTTATAGAAACACTCTCCAATGTAGTTTGGAATCTGAGGATCTTCTTTGCCATCTGTTTTAGCAATCGCACATTTGTCACGATAGTCAATTAACGCCTGCAAAAAATCTGCATTGTTTACATAATGTTTAGTCGCTTTACTCATATTATTTACCTGGTTAAGTGTTGACAAAAGGCTTGACACAGCGTATCATCATGGTGTTCCCTTTGAATGTTAATGTATGTTGTGTTTCTTCTTTTCGTTAAGTATTTCAAATAATTCTTCTGCATCAATATCTTCCTCATCTTCTTCATCATCATATTCTTCATCGAAGTTTCTTTTTTCTTCCATTCTTAGTTGTGCTTCAGACACAACACTACCGTAATAACGAACTAAATCATCTTTCGGTTCAATGATTGTAAGAATGTCTGTTGAATATACAATCGCATTATTCTCTTTAATAATCTCAATTGGTAACCAAGGCATCATCATCATTACAGTTTGACCTGTAGGTACTCTTTTAAAAATAATGTGCATTGGATTATCTAAAAAGATGGTATCGTTTTCTTCATCTTCAATGATATCCGCCATAATATCTTCACCACTTTGAAGTCTTACAATCTTTATATTGTTATTAGGAGTTAGTTCCATTTTTAATTTCTATGTTGTAAAACTTGTAATTAAATTTTTCATCATCATATATTTTAACACGCTCGATGAAATGGCGCAAGGTGTAATTGGCAAATTTGCCTACACGGAAGTCATCAACAATATCGAATAGTGTTGCCTCTGTTTTATTTTCACCTATACGAAGTCCACGACCTATTGACTGAAGATTACGGATGCGGGATTTGGATGGACTGGCAAATATGATATTGTGAAGGTTACGGATATTAACACCAGTGCTAAAAGTGCCATAAGAAGCAACAATGATTGCATCTGTTTCTTTTTCAGTAATTGACCGAACTGATTCACGAATCTCAACATCGGTGCCACCAAATACAAAAAATACATGCCTATTTTTTGCGTGTTCTTTAATATTTGCATATAAATTTTTTCCATGTTTTTCAACGAATTGAAATAATATAAGAGAGTTGCCTTCTAAAGACAATGATAAGTTACGAATGAAATCGTTTCTATTTTTGTTTTGGACAATATAATCTATTTCTGTGTTATAGTCC